GTGGATGAGGTATGGGGCCTTAGGAGGCCCGACAAGCGGCAGCTGGAGCACACAGGGGCCAATGCGCGTGTGATCTCCGTGGAGAAGTCCAGGGCCGGCAGGGATGGCTCCAAGCTGCTGCTCAAGTTGGAAGAGGATTTGACCTTCTCCCTCTCGGATTACGTGGAGATTGACTTGGAGAGTGCCGGGCCGGCTTCCATCGTGGATCGGGTGCTCCAGCGCCTGCGGGCAGCCCACCCTCGCGAGGTGGCTCTTACTGATCTGGCTGCTGACCCGCTCTGTGGCGGAAAGGTGGCCGCCATCCGCAAGGCGCTCCAGCGTTTGACCTCTCGGGGGCTGATTGAGGTGGTGGGTACGAAGGCCACAGGTGCCAGGCCCTCCAACCTTTACCTAGCTGTGCTTTCTCGCCCGCGTGATATGTGTGTGAATATGTGTCCAACTACTGGAAAACCCAGTGGTGAACAGGAAAGTAAATCGGGACAGCCTACTGACGTGTCCTTATTCGAGCAGCCTCTACTGGAGCCCCCTGCCGCTAATAAGGACACCCCTACCCCCTGTCCCGATTTACTTGACAGTCATACCAGTCGATCTGGGGTTACTGGACAGGTTTTACATACCTCCCCAAAGGAGGAGCGCAGTTTCGACGAGCTGGAGCAGCTAAAAAGAGCCGCAGCGGACGCATGGAGCTGACGTCATGCCTACTTTCTTGTTATGGCTTCTTACCAAAATCACCCCGCCCACCTGGAGGAGTCCCGTGGCTGTAGTCGATGCCAAGCCGAAACCCAAACCGCCTCGGCGGCCTACCTTCAACTTCGTTCAAGGCGTGGTGCCGGAGGAAATCCACAGCATCGTCCGCACCACTTGGTTTAAGAACGGGCGGGCCGTGGAGGTCGACCAGCTCTTCGTCATGGAAGAACAGCAGGCCACCGAGGTGTTCCAGTACATCGTCGGCACCGCGTTGCAGCGGGGCTGCGATGTCACCGTCATGACCACCTACAGCCCAGAAGCCCTGGGAGTGCCACGGCAATGACCGGCACGGGATTGTGAAGGAATGCGACAGCGGTGCTTGCCGTACCGCTGGCCGTGTGTAACACTATGGGAGTTCAACCAAAGGGGAGGCACCTATCTCCCTACTACACATGAACTTCACACTCACCCTCACCGAAGAACAAACCAAGAACTTGACCTCCTGGTGGCTAGCAGTTCGCTGGAGCCGGTTTGCACTGGAGGACAAGATCAATGCCAACGCACAAATCGAGTTCAGCAGCAAGTACGACAACCTCGAACTTGAGCGAGTCAAGCAGGCTGAACAGTTTTTCGAAGCAGCTTTTGGTCAAGTCGTAGTTACGGCCACCAGCAAGGAGTTTACCCATGTCTAATGTGCTTACTGTGCTTGAAGTTGACTGTGATGCGGATGGGCTTTGTTTTGTTGTCGCTGATGTCGATGACGTTCTTGTTACAAACAAGGCGTCGCTACTGGACCCTGAAGAGTACGGATCTGCCTTGTGCAGAAGCGCCTTCTACCTTCAGGATCACGAAGTGATTCCCGACAACGATGGAGACCTTCTCGCGTTCATCGAAGCCCGAGTTAACAAGTGGGAGCCTCTCGACTTGTCCGATCTATACGGCACTTGCGAGGACAGTCCGTAACGCCTCTGACTATGACGACTGGGAGTACGGCACTGAACCCATCGGTGGAGACACCGCGTGGGTAGCGCCCTCAAGCGTGTTGCATGTGTACTCCCGGCTGCTCCAGCGGTTTCAAGAGGCGGAGACTGTGAGCCATTCACAGCTGGCAGCCATTGCTATTTCCGAGCTTCTTACTCTCCCACCTGAGACTCTTTTGAGACTCTCCAAGGCGCTCATTTCTGTAGTACACTAATTTCGTTTTAATTCTTTCCCATGCTTACGCTTCTTTCTGACAAGGAAATCAATCAGATCCACGGCTACCTGGCTGACCTCGCAACGATGGCGGACAACCTTACCCGGATTCTCGGGGGTGCCCAGACAGTCAGCTTTGACCTGGAACAGCCCGCAAGTCCGAAGGCCGTGCAAGTTTCTGACACCCCCAAGGTCCAGTCTCAACGTAAGACTCATGTGTCTAGCCGTAAGAGAAAGACTCGGGCGGTGTTGACCGAGAAGAAGGTGGCCGAGATTAAGCAGCTTCTTGCTTCCGGTGCAAAGGGCAATGCAGTAGCGCGTGAGTTCAAGGTGCATTTCAGCACCATCAATGCCATCAAAATGAACAGGACTTGGCGGCATGTACAGCCCGCCGCCGCAACCAAGGCGCTGGAGATCGTGGAGATTCGTAAGTGATTCTCTGTGATTCAGAGATCCAGGCCCTCTGCGAGGAGGGCCTTGTAGATCCTTATGATCCATCCCTAGTGAATCCCGCCAGTTTGGACGTACGCCTTGGGCTTGAGTTGATGGTTGAGGTGGAGGAGTACCCGACACTGATTCCTATTGACATAGCCGGGCACACCCAAGAAAATCCGTTTTACTTGCGCCCTGGTGAGTTTGTACTGGGCTGCACCATCGAGACGTTTTTTCTGCCAGTGGAGGTAGCGGGTCAGTTTGCCCTTAAAAGCACTAGGGCACGGCAGGGACTGGAACACTTGATGGCCGGTTACTGCGATCCAGGCTGGTCTGGATCAAAGCTGACACTGGAACTACAGAACGCTCGTAGTTTGCATCCGGTTGCCTTGTGGCCCGAGATGCGGATTGGGCAAATTGTGTTCCATCGTATGTCAGCCATACCGGCGCGGAGTTATTCCGTTACCGGGCACTACAACAACGACGTTTCTGTGCAGGCTGCTAAGTATGTCTGATCTAGTTAATAGACCTGATCACTACGCTTTAGATCGCAAGTACGAGGTAATCGAGGTCATCGAAGACTCTGTACAGTTTGCGCCTGATCCTGTTAGCGGAGGGCTCCAGTGGCAGGTATTGAAATACGTACACCGCTGCTGGACTAAAGACTCTACTGTGCAAGATTTACGCAAAGCGCGTTGGTATCTAGACCGTTTAATTCTTTTACTGGAGGACCGTAATGGATCAGTTTAAGTTTGAGTTGATTAGAGCCAGTGCTGCGCAGGAAATCCTGTACACCAAGTCGGCTAAGTTCACTGCAATTACAGCGCAGGCACTTGTGGACTCCTTTGTAGATTTTGCTTCTGTCTGCGGCTACCAAAAGGAAAGCTTGGCGGAAGCTTTTAGTGATCTAAACCGTTGCACTTCTACGAATGTCTAAACACAGAAGTGTAGTTAAATTTAACGAAGGTGACAGGGTTGCCGAAAAGCCCAGGGCGTCCCACATCCAGGTTACAAACCCAAAAAGCCTGGAAATTATAAAGAAAAATAGCAAGCAGCGGTTCGGCACTGTGCTTGGTTACATTTACCAGGCTAACTGCAACGGCAACCAGTCTCCTTATATTCGAGTCCAGTGGGATCATGTGCAATCTCCCAGCCTTCATGCACAGTGCCGGTTATGCCTGGAATCCGATTTAGATGAAGTCAAAGCTGCTTACTGTAACTCTGTTGCACCATGACCCACGCCGCCTTTACTAAGTACATGCTCGCCCTACTGGAACTAACCCAAGATGTACAAACTCCTTAGCCTCGCGCTCCTCCTGCTCCCCCTACCAGCAGCCGCCAGGCCAGTCACTGCCACGGTCTACGACTCCTGGTACAACGGCCGCACCACGGCTTGCGGCGGCACTTACCAACACTGGGGCATCAGCGCCGCCCATCCTTGGCTGCCATGCGGTACTCCCGTTCAGGTCAGTCACCACGGCAAGCACCTGACCGTGCGCATCACTGATCGGTGCGAGTGCAACAGCATCGACCTATCTGCTGGCGCCGCCCACCGCCTTGGCGTGCCGCTTGATGGCATCGCCACCGTACGGATTAGCTACTAATTATGACTGACTTTTTTGATCTCACAAGTTCTAAAAAACAAATCGCCTGTCCTAAGCACGGCACCCACAAGCACTACATCAGCAGCGACATTAAAGGCCATGAAGGTCACTGGTGCATGTTGTGCTGGCTAGAAAGTCTTGGTCCATCACTTCTTGTTGTGGAGGCCCTGCCCAATGACTAACACCCGAGCCGTCTTCTTTCAAAAAGGTGAGAATCGCATCGTCATCTGGACAAATCACATACGCTGGACCGTCACCGATATGGTTGCTGGCGGCACAAAGCGATACACCAAACAATTAGCCACGGCATTGGCAGCATCACTAATGGCTGAAGGCTACGAGGCAACCATCCATGACTAACCCCATCACCCCACCGCCTGAGCTGGTGCAGCAGTGGGAAGAGCAGTTCCTGGAAAGGCCAACAATTAACGGTTGCTTTATCCAGTCGTACATCGCCGCCAAGGCTGCCCAATGGGGCGCCGACCAGGAGCTGGAGGGGTGCATTGACGTACTCGCCGGCCAATGGGAATCGGACGTCTTAACCCAATGCACTGGCTGGAAGGAGTTTCGTTATCACTCAGAGGAGATACTCCGCGCAGCTCGCCGCCCCAAGCCCCCGAGCTTGAACAGCATCGCCCTGCAAATGCTGGGCACCATCGAACGCGACGCTCACTACATTCCTGAGATCACTGACACCATCCGCCGCGCCCTGGAGGCCCTCAATGACTGACCCCGATTTCCGCGCCCTGTGCGCTGAGCTGCTGGCAGCCCTTGAGATACAGCTAGATGAGCTGCGCTTCAACAACCGCCTGTGCGTTCGCGCCCGCGCCGCCCTAGCCCAGCCCGAGCCGGAGCCGGTGGCGCCAACGGATGAGGAGCTGGATGAGTTTGCTGTGTTCTGGTGGGGATCAGATATAGACGAGCGCACGGTTACTGATGTAATCGAGTGTTGCAGCATGACTGCCTACGCCCGCACCGTCCTTGCGCGCTGGGGCACACCCGCCATCGCCGCCGAACTGGAGGCGCTGCCTGAATGAAGCCAGCGCATAAACGGGCTCTCCGTTGCTTTCTTCTTGAGAAACTCCGCAAGGTGACCCGTCTCCAGTTAAGCAAACTAGCCGAAACCCATGATTGCCAGTCGTTTGATATGGCTGAACAATTTGAGATTGAGGTTGGACGTATTGAAAAACTCTTTTGTTACACGCACTACGATGACTAAACCTCTCTCCCCCGCCACTCAGGCGGTGCTGGATGCTGCCGTGACGAAAATCACCCTGAGCAAAAAACTTGCCGCCGCCCTGCGAGCTGCTGCTGATCAAGTGGTGCCAGAGCAAGCCGAGGATGTCGGCGATTCGCACGACGAAGCACGACACGACCAATGGATGCGCATCCGTTATAGGTTCCTCGCCATCGCCGCCGAGCTGGAGGCGCAATGAAGGAAGAGTCCTTTGAGATGTTTAACGAGTGGTTTGCCTATGACACAGCGAGCCCCTCTTGCATTGCCTGGAAAAAACCAAGCAGAGGCAACCTCGTAGCTGGCCAACACTGTGCCTATTTTAATAATGGGTATTACCAAGCAATTCTGAAGGGCAAGCGGTATAAGTGCCATCGAATAGTACTGATTTTGCACGGCATGGAGCCAAAGCCGGGGCAAATTGCTGACCACATTAACCGTGACCGGAAAGACAACCGTATTGAAAACTTACGATGGGCAACATACAGTCAAAACAACCGCAATTCAGCCATTAGGGCATTGTCTGGCTGGAAATACGCTTGCACAAGAAGAAGCGCGTTCCAATCGATGTATTGGCATTCAAAATTAAAGAAACACGTATGTTGCGGTAGTTATGCAACCGCTTGGCAGGCTCACTGTGCGGCTATAACGCACAAGCTTGAAAATTGTTGGGGGCTTTAAGGCAAGACTCATGGTAAATCACTGGCGCATCCTGGCCTTGGCCCTAGGCGAGAAGGGTCACCCTGATCCACGCATCGCCGACCGCATCGCCTTGGTGCGCCTTGCCATCCTCAGCAGCTACCTACTAACCAACGCCTTTATCGTTGCCGGAGTGATCCGGCACTGGAACCACTCATGAGAACTGCTACAGACCGAGGTGAAAACCACTACCAAGCACAGCTCACTGCAGAGCAAGTGCACCAGGCCCGCATTTATGTGATGAAGGGTCCGGTTGGCACCTTGCCACTATGTGCTAGACACTGGGGTGTCGCCACCCAAACGCTGCGCAATGCGGTGATTTACAAGAACTGGAAATGGTTGCCGCCACCTACACAAGAAGAAATCGAAAGCACGTCGCTGCCGCATTGGATTGATTCCCTCGGTGCGCCACACCGCTCACACTGCGGCATGTGCGTTCACTGGGAGCACAACTGCACCTTAGGGATACCCGAAGCTGGCGGCTTCTTTGCCACCTCATGCGCGGCCTACACCAAGGTGAAATGACCCCATGAAATTGTTTCAGAGTGTGTAGTCCGTACGGTGGGGCAGCCAGCCCGTGTACTACAGTAACCAAGTTGTCGCCCACACCAGGCACCATGTCCGACTTTTCTGTTTTTTCCACTCTTCTCCGCGACTTTCGCAAGCAACTGGAAGAGTTGCTTATTCGTGAAGGCAAGCGTCACATGATGGATGCTCACCTTGACTTTGCCACTCTCGCAGCGATTGAAGAGCATCTGCTTCCCGCAATGGATGAGGTGGAGGCTGCGCTTGACTGGCAGCCGTCCGATCAAGACCTGTATCCCGGCGGGGAGCCCCCCATGACTATGCAAGAAATGCACAGCGCTGCTCACGCCCAACACATGGCAATGCACAACTGATGTCAACCAACTATTTATACGGCATCGAGCATCTACACACGCTGGCCAATGCCACCACCATTGCTTTTGACTGCGAGACTACAGGGCTCCAGCCCGTTTTCGGGGGATTGCGTTTGTTGCAGTTTGCGGCAGTGGATCGGCTACCCGTGGTCATTGACTGCTGGGATCTTACGGATGACCACTGGGTTGACCTAGAAGAGTTTTTTGGTAGGAAGCACTACTGGGTTGCCCACAACGCAGTGTTTGACTTGGGCTGGCTGCAGCAGCATGAGCTGTATCCCGAGGGGGAGGTGCTCTGCACCATGCTGGCTAGCCGCATCCTTACCAATGGGATGCCCAACGTAAAGCATGGTCTGCAGCATGTGGTATGGCGTTACCTAAAGCAGGAGTTGTCTAAGGAAGAACAGCGCAGCGACTGGAGCGGGGATCTGACTCCTGAGCAGTTGGCCTATGCCGCAATGGACGTGCAGGTGCTGGTTGATCTTGATGGGCCAATCAATGCACGGATGGCAGAGGCGAATCTGCATCGGGCTTGGTTTCTGGAGTGCAAGGCTTTGCCTGCGATGGCGCAGCTTTGGCGAACCGGCCTGCCGTTTGATCGCACGTCACTAGAAACGCTCCACGCGGATCTGGCGAAGGATCATGAGCGTCTGGGTGGGGAGTTTCTACTGGCACTGGACGAGGCTTTGCCTGAGGGTTCCAAGCTACCTAGGGATGCGGATGGCAGCATCAATACGCGGGCGAAAGCCATTGGCACCATTCGAGGTGGGGATAAGCAAGAAGCCGGTTTTAATCTCAACAGCCCCAGGCAACTGCTGAGTGTGTTTACCACATTGTTGGGGGAGCAGCCGGTGGATGCCAACGGTAAGCCGAGTGCCAGTCGGCAAGCGTTAGGTGAGTATATCGGGGACCACCAAGTAGTAGCGGGTTACTTGGCTTGGAAGCGGGTGGAAAAACGCAGGCAAATGGTGGAAGCATTGATTAAGCACATGCACCAGGATGGATTTATTCGTGCCAGTTATATGCAGTTGGGGGCGGACACTGGGCGTATGTCTTGTATGAGTCCCAACCTTCAGCAAATCCCTAGGGATGCGAGGTTTAGAGAGTGTGTCAAAGCTCCCAGCGGGTGGAAACTGGTAGTGGCGGATTACGCCCAAATGGAGTTGCGGCTTGCTGCAGCTGAGGCAGAAGACTCTCTGATGATTCGCGCATTCCAGGATGGACTGGACTTGCACACTGTTACTGCGATGCAAATTTACGGCGTTCCTGAAAATGAAGTTACAAAAGCACAGAGGCAGATTGCAAAATCTGCAAACTTCGGTTTGCTGTATGGATCGGGAGCCCGAGGACTACGCAACTATGCAGCAGGAATGGGGGTACAAATGGATCTTGCTGAAGCTGCGGAGATCCGCGAAAAGTTCCATGCCGTGTATAGCGGAATCAGCCGGTGGCAACGCAAGAATGCTCAGGCATCTGATGCTGCTTCATCGAATGCCGCTATCCGCATTCGTAATTCCGGGTTGCGGAGGTTTCTTCCGGGCAACCACAAC